TTTTTTGCATTTTAATTTGGTTATTGAAGAAAAACAACTTATATTTAAGTCATGATAGGTTACAAAGATACATGGGTCGGTATGGAATGCGAAGGGCGTTTATCCGACATTGAAACATTGTTTGTTGGCTCATTAGGTAATGAATGGGATGAACAAAAAGATAAATGGATTTTGCAGCAGCATGTCTATTTCTGTTCTCCAGCTGTTGAGCAAATGATTGAGTCAGGCAATTGGCCTGAGATGTTTAACTTCTTGTCGACGACCTCGAGGCTAGTAACGTTTGAGGTACCCGAAGGCAAGTTGCATATGATTCCAGCTCAGATCCGTAATATGGTTCATATTATGTACATGTTCCATTCGCCTGATTTCGAATTACTTAAGTCGAATGATTCAATGAAAGTAGTACATGGCGATTATCGATTGCATTGTATTACTAAATGCAATATGCAGGAAGTAACTCCGGATGGGTATAAACATGACAAATAATACAATATACATTGTCGATTTAGAAGCGGTAGAAACTAGATATACTGCTCAATGGAAGACTCATATTCCTAAATTGTTACTGGAAACGGTAACTGCAGATAAAATCGTAACAATATCCGGACCTACAGATATTCCTGATGCAACGACGCCTGGAGCCTTTTTAAACTTTGGCGGTACGAATATCTACAAAAGTGATCAGATGATGCAGATTGCTAGGCTATTTACTGAAGGTAAAGTCAAAGAAGGTGATCATTTTATTTATACGGATGCCTGGAATCCTACGATATTGCAACTAAAGTATATGAGTCAGTTGTTACAGATTCCTGTAAAGATTCATGGCCTATGGCATGCTGGTAATTATGATAAAAATGATTTTTTAGGGCGTCTGATTACTAATCAATGGGTGACAGATGCTGAGTTCGCCATGGCACGTGCTATTGATTACAACTGGTTCGCATCAGATTATCATATCAAGTTGTTTAGAGATACATTTGGTTATGCAGATATAAAATGTTTTCGTACAGGATGGCCAATGGAGTATCTAAAAGATCTCATTAAAAAAAATCTTAAACGCGATTTAATACTTTTCCCTCATAGAATTGCACCGGAAAAGCAAGTTGAGATATTTAAAGATTTGGCAAAGCAGTTGCCTGAATATAAGTTTGTTATTTGCCAAGAAGAAGAATTATCTAAAGATCAATATCATAAGCTACTTGGACAAAGTAAAATGGTATTTTCGGCAAATTTACAAGAGACGTTGGGTATATCATGTTACGAAGGTGCATTGGCAGGCGCAATGCCATTAGTTCCAGACCGTTTAAGTTATACAGAAATGTATGATGATACGTTTAAATATCCAAGTGAATGGACAGAGTCATACGAAGCGTATGAAGCTAATAAAGATAAATTAATTACACATATACGTATTATGATGAATGAGTTCGATCGTAAAGTAAACACAATTGCTGCCCAGGCAGAGTTTTTACACGATCAGTATTTTTCATGTACAGGTTTACAGAGATTGTTAAATGGACAAGCCTAAAGAGTTTATATATTTTCCGTCATTATCTGCCGGCGGATTTGCCTCTGCGTTGATAAAAGACCAAAAACTTTCATCGGGGGTTTCTTGTAGATTTTATTCTGATGAGTATCCGGAAGAATTTCGACATAAATATTTTCTTGTAACTGCAGGACATTACTATAAGAAAATGGATATACGTCAACAAATGGGTTTAGGTAAAGATGTATTAGTCTTTGGCGACTCTGGTGGCTATCAAATTGCAACTGGTGCATTGAAGTATAGCAATGATTTACGAGAGAAGATTTTTCATTGGTTAGAGGCTAATTCCGATGTTGCAGCGAATTTAGATATACCACCTAAGACGGTATACGAGAATAAGTTTTATCAATGTGCTGACATTAGCTTTGATAATTTCGCATGGTTTGAAAAACACCAGTCTGGTAAGACTAAGTTTCTTAATATGTTGCAAGGATCTAATCCTCAAGAATATGATTGGTGGTATCACAAGTTTAAGCATTTTGAGTTCTCCGGTTGGGCAATTGGCGGTCCGCAAAAGTTAGTTGATTTTATGTGGGCATTGGCATTAATGCTTAAAAATAGAGAATTTGAAAATAAAAATTTAGAGTATCTGCATTTGTTAGGTATTTCAAAATTATCAGATTTCTTTATTTTATCGACGATTCAAAAGTTGATGAATAAGCACTTTGATAATAGAATAACAGTTACAACGGATTCTAGTTCTCCAGGACAATATCCTGTATATGGAACGTATTTACATTCGCATAATATCAAAAAATTATCATTCTCAGATGTATATATGCCAAAAGGCGATAACATTCCAGAATTAGAAAAGGATGTACATGTACCGTGTAGTTTAGATTGCCCGGCATGTAAAGACTTTGTTTGGGGTATGTTAGAAGAGTATAACAAAGATGCCGTACCGCGTATGGTTTTGCATAATGTTCATCTATTCCAGCATTCCATTAAAGAAGTAAATAAAATAGTAGCCGCTCATCCAGAAGTAGCTCAATATATGGTACCTGACAACTTAGCTGCAGTACTGCGTAGTATTCATGAAATGTTTGAAGATCCTGATAAAGCGATTACAACATATGAAAAGTATAAGCAATACTATCAAAAGTTTGGAGGACAAAGTATTACAACAATCAATAAAGATATTTTTAATCAGTTTTTTGAAGAGAAGAAATAATGAAGAAAACAGACTTACTAAACTTCGTAAGCCGCTATCATTTAGCAGGAGCAACGACATCAGTGAAATGGGAGGTTCCTGGAGATGGCGTTGTTAAGACAAAATTTATTACGGATGATCAGAATGTTATTGGCGAAGTGACTCTTAACAATGATGCGTTAGATAATGGTTCTGAAAAAGAGCTAGGCGTATATGCAACGCCTCAGTTAGTCAAAATGTTATCAGCTGTAAATGAGGATATTGACGTAAAAATTAATTCAATTGATTCTAAAGCAGTTTCAATGGGCATTAAAGATAAGGACATGAATATGACATTTATGTTAGCAGACTTGTCAGTAATTAGACAAGTACCTGATCTAAAGAATACGCCAGATTGGAATGTGACTGTTGATATTGATAAGGACTTTATGACTAAGTTCATTAAAGCAAAAAATGCATTGCCAGAGTCAGAAAACTTCGGTGTTCGATGTGAGAACGGCCGTGTTGAATTTATTTTGAATTATTCTTCTATTAACAATAATCGTATTACATATGGATTCAATAATGAAAGTTCAGATGATATGTCAGTTGTATGTTTCTCATCAAATCTTCTTAAAGAGATTTTGACGGCAAATAAAGATGCTACTACTGGTAAGTTAGAAGTATCGTCCGCCGGCTTAGCTCGCGCTTCGTTTGAAACGGCCGGTGAATTTGAGTCTACATATTATTTGGTACAATTGCAAGCTAGTTAATTATGATTGACGTAAAATTTAAAAAGTTAACACCTAAGGCAGTTACACCATCATATGCAAAGCCAGGAGATGCGGGTATGGATGTAACTGCGGTAGGCCATAAGATAGACCCGAACAATAATTTTATAGAATATCATACGGGGTTAGCATTAGAGATTCCGGAGGGATATGTAGGATTGCTGTTTCCTCGTTCATCTGTATCTAAAACAGATCTTCGATTGGCTAACTGTGTAGGTGTAGTAGATTCAGGGTATCGGGGTGAAATTACATTTAGATATAAGTTTCAAAAAGATGCGTATTTTGCTAGCCTTAAACGATATCAAGATGGAGAACGAGTCGGTCAATTAGTTGTAATGCCATATCCACAAGTCAATTTGATAGAAGCAGAAGAATTATCAGAAACAATGCGTGGCAAAGGAGGTTACGGGTCAACAGGTAAATAAAATGTTCGGAAGTCAAGAAAACACTCTATGGGTTGAAAAGTTTCGGCCTGGTACATTAGATGGATATGTAGGCAATGAGTCTGTAATTGATAAGGTAAAGGTATACATCGAATCCGGCGATGTACCGCATTTGCTTTTTTATGGACAGGCTGGCACTGGTAAAACGACATTAGCAAAGATTATTGCAAATAATGTCGATGCTGATATTATGTATGTAAATGCATCTGATGAAAATAATATTGAAACGGTACGTACTAAAATTAAAAACTTTGCTAGTACTGTAGGATTTCGTCGTTGGAAGATTGTTATCTTAGATGAGGCCGATTACATGACGCCGAATGGTCAAGCCGCATTACGTAACCTTATGGAGACGTTTAGCAATACGACTAGATTTATTCTTACATGTAATTATGTAGAAAAGATTATCGACCCTATCCAAAGTAGATGTCAAGTGTTTGGCATTACTCCTCCCAATAAAAAGGAGGTGGCTAAGAGAATAGTAGACATTCTACAAGAGTTAAAGGTGGAATATACCAATGAGGATCTTGTATCTATCATTAATGCCGGCTATCCGGATATTAGACGTGTTCTAAATTCATGCCAACGGCAAGTGATTGCAGGTAAGTTAGTAGTAGATGATAATAGCATTATCCAGGCTAATTATATGACAAAGATCTTAGATATTCTTACATCAGATCAAAGTAAAAAAGATATGTTCAAATTGATTCGTCAAATAATTGCAGACAGCCGAGTAAAAGATTTTACGGCGTTGTATAAGTTCTTATTTGATGAGATCGATAATTATGCTAAAGGGCACATTGCCAGTGTAATCTTGATCTTAGCAGAACAGCAGTATCAAGACGCATTTGCCGTAGATAAAGAGTTACATGCAATGGCTACTATTGTTAAGTTATTAAACGAAGTAAAGTAAGGAGTTTTAAAATGGCAAAGAAAATTTATATGAATGCCGATGCACGTGCTAAACTCAAGCAAGGAATTGATGCGTTAGCGGATGCAGTGAAAGTAACATTAGGACCTAAGGGACGGAATGTTATTATTGATAAAGGAGCATTGTCGCCTGTAGTAACAAAAGACGGTGTATCAGTCGCAAAACATATTGAACTAGAAGATTCGATTGAAAATATTGGTGCTAGACTTATCAAGGAGGTTGCTTCTAAAACAGCAGATTTAGCTGGTGATGGAACTACAACAGCAACTGTAATTGCACAAGCTATTATAACTGCAGGCCTAAAAAATGTTACTGCCGGTGCAAATCCAATGGATTTAAAGCGCGGCATTGATTTGGCCGTAGAAGCTATAGTTAAAGAACTAGATGAAATGGCAATAGAAGTCGCATCGGATTCAGATCAAATAAAACAAGTTGCTACGATCTCAGCAAATAGTGATGAATCTATTGGAAGTATTATTGCACAGGCTATGACAGAAGTTGGCATTGATGGTGTTATTACTGTCGAAGAAGCTAAAGGCATGGAGACAGAACTGCGTACTGTTGAAGGAATGCAATTTGATCGTGGTTATTTATCACCGTACTTTGTTACGGATAGCAATCGAATGGAAGCAGTTTATGAGGATGCATTTATCTTATTATATGAGAAAAAGATTTCTAATATGGCCGAATTGTTACCTGTATTAGAATCAGTTATTCAGACTGGCAAACCATTATTAATTGTAGCAGAAGATGTAGATGGAGAAGCATTAAGTTCTTTAGTAGTTAATAAAGTACGTGCTGGATTTAAAATTGTAGCTGTTAAAGCTCCAGGATTTGGCGATGCACGTAAAGAAATGTTACGAGATATTGCTGCAATAACAGGCGGAACAGTAATTTCGCAGGAGATAGGCAAGACCTTAGATCAAGCAACAATTGAAGATTTAGGATTGGCAGAAAAAATTACGGTATCTAAAGATGCGACAACGATTGTTAATGGATTTGGCGAAGAAGCCGATGTGAGTGATCGTATTGATAGTATTAAGGTGCAGATTGATTCTAGTAAATCAGACTATGAGACAG